CATTTGAATTATTTAATACAAACTCTCAGACAATCACTATATTAGTTGTTGTGCCAGACAATGAAAATATATTCATCGTTTCGCTGCTCGTTGACCAGCCTGCCGCGTTAAATGGCATAAATGTTACAGTGCATTGAACGTTGGTAATAGGCAAACTAAACTGCACAATATTATCATTTAAAACCGTATAATCAAGAAGTTGCCCAGTAAGCCCGGGTTGTCTCGTAAAATAGTTGACTGCAGTCAATGACGTATAAAATTGCGCACGAGTAGCTGATAAAATAATACCAGATAGCTTAGTAAAATTGCGGCCCTCAAGTGTAATAATTGCGGAGGTTCCTCTATTGAGAGTATAATCTCCGTATAATTTTACCCCATTAACTGTAATGCTAGTTATCATGGTCCGCCTGAAAGTTCAAATTGCTCAGTCTCAGTTATTAACCCAGTTGATAAAGGCCATGAATACGTATCTCCAGATAGTGATTCATAATCAGTTATTATATTCTCTGCATTAAAATTTGTTTTAAGATAGTAGACGTTATTGGATAAAATATCATCCGTGCTTTTAAATAGCCAGCCTTTAATAGTAAATGAAGTATCAGCTAAAATTCGCGCTTTATCAGATCCTTTTAGATCTGTTGGATATTGCAAATTGATATCTCCATTCCATTGAACTTCGCTTCTAATCTCTTGTAGTTGTGGAAGGTTAAACTCTTTAGGGACTGGCCAACTTATAACAATGTAGGGGTTTGTATACGGCACAAAATTGCTGATAATTTGATCCATATCAGTTTGATAGCGTGCAATTATAGACATATTAACAGTAACATTAACCGGTACTGGCATTCTAAGATGTGCTGATGCTTTAGATTTACCTCCTGAATAATAAAATCCTTGAACCTTGTTAAAAACGCGACTTGTGTCTCTTTGAATATTGCTAATAGTTAGTGCAACAGCTGGGATTGTTATTGTTTTTGCTAGATTAACAATATCGTAAAGCACACGCTGTTTTGGAGCATACACATAACGAACATTAATTTTATTCAACTCTGTTCTATCTCTGTTAAATCTCCCAATAACAACATCATCAAAAACAGCCACAAATTGTGTGAGCATGTCATGGAGTTCAAAATGAAACGGTCTTTGAATCATAGATGTGAAACGAGTGAATTAGCCAATTCTAATTTTGGCACTATTTGACTATATTTACCAGCCAGCTCTAAACTAGAAACTTGCCCAACAATATCATGAACTAATTTCTTCACGTCTTTTTTTGACATTTTCCCATACCCTTTGACGTTAATAATTTCTTCTTCATTAGCGATTTCGGCGCCAGAACCCATTCGTGCTTGACTAAAATTACCACCACCTCCAGCAGGCATTAAACTGGTGCGCATTGCGGTGCTATTTTTAACATCAGACTTTGGTGCCAGTCCAGGGATTTGCTTTTTTCTTTGCTGATCCCACTCACGTGAATTGTTATAGCTACCTTCGCTAATAACTTCATACACTTTTGACATCTCTTTAAAGTCATTCATAGTACTATTTAATAAAAAAAGCCGAGCTTTAAAGCTCGGCTTTATAGTAAAAAGATATGGCAATTAGCCATTCAATAAATTAATGCGTCTTAAATTTGGATCTGAATTTGTACCAAGAGCTGACTGCTGTAAGAATACTGTTGAAGCTGCTGCCGGTACTGCAAATACAATAGAGCTTCTATTTGCAAATAATGCTGCAGCTGTTATTGTTTGAAATACGCTCGCTGATGTTGGCGCAATACCTACTGTTAGAGCAGAGCGAGTAACATCACCTGAATTACCAACTGCACCGTTTGTTGAAGAAAGAATAACAACATATGTTGCAGCCAATGCTGAGAACCCGGCAAGCTCTGAAGAATTGTATCCAATACCAACAACGGCTTGGTTATTAACCGTAGCGCTTGTAGAGCTTAATGCAAAGAAAACTACTGGCGCTGTTGATGGAAAATTAAATCCAGCTGATGTTGCCGTCAAGGCAGTGCTGAAGGAAGATAGAGAATAAGGCCCCAAACCTGCTGGGATGCCTAAAAGTAGTGGATCGTAGACCGCGTCAGAGAAGAGTGCCATATGTTATATTTATTTCAACATGCACATTTTTTTACTTATCCCATGCTTTAATTGGACATTCTGCAAGTTCTATTTTAGTTTTAACTCTTAAAAAGCAGCCGCATTTAGCACAGCGCTTGCTTCTAGCCACAAAAAAAGCACAAGATTGGCACGTTTTGTACCGCTCTTGTGCTTTAATTTTAGAAGCAAAAAATGCTGAACCGCTAAACACACCTTGAATTACTATCCAAGCAAAATGAGCAAACTCTTGAAGCATGGATAGTAATGAAGGCATTCAATATTTATCCTTGCCAATTAGCTGGCGGCGTTGCATACTGTGCTGGAAACCCTGTTGGCAGGGATACTAACTTCTCTTCAACGAGTTTAATACCCATATTTTCAAGATTTTGCTTACTGTTATAAAACACCTCTTGAACGAGAAATGGCGTTGTTGAGTCTCTGGTAAACAGCGTTGTTGTCACAGAGTCCTTAATTTTTTGACCCCAAGTTGTACCGTGATCAAATGAAACGCTTTGAGCAGTTGACGCATTGCTTGCACCAGCATTCTGACTTGCTGAGTTAAAGGATGAAGTGTTCGTTGCATATCCCATCAATCTGGTTGTGCTGGATCCAGTTGATCCTGAATAACTAGCTGTTGCTGATCTAAATACTAAATCAGATTTAACAGGCTGTTGATCAAGTGTTGGGTTATAGTCATTAATCCACCACTTACCTCCGTTTAATACAGAAGTGCCTCCAAGTGATCCATATGAGTATGCTGGTACATACTTTTCTTTATAGACCGCTAAAGCAATTACACCAGTGTTGCTTGCATCCCCTTTGCTGGCAGCGTAGCTTTTTTCTTTTTTAGTGAATTTAAAAGCACCCACCTCTTGACTATCTTTGCGATATCCTTTAATGGCGATTTTACCCCAGGCTTCAATGATGTATCCCCTATCTGAATATGATGCAGTCGCACCATTCATAACAGAGAGTCCATCAACAGCCACAACCGCTTCAACTCGACTGCTACTATTATTCTTTATTTCAATAGTATACTCAGTATCCTCTCTCGATTCTAAAAAGAATTTATCATCTTGCTGATAAATTCGCATTGGTCTTCCACCACTAGCATGGACAGACAGTTCTATTCCGTTTTTGTTTATTGTATTCATATGTTACTCCAGCACACAATGTGCGAGATTAACAATATTTTAATCTCTTAACTTGGAAATCAACTAGTCTAAACTGCCAAATTCACCAGAACCCATTTCTTTACCACGCTGATGAAATGCTTTACCAAATGTACCAAGCTTATATCCTTGCGCGTGGGGGAATTTTGAGTAGACTTGCTTGTTTAAATCCAGTTTTGGATCAATTGCAATCACTGTTTTTGATGTGATGCCCGGTTTTTCTTGGATAGTAATTTCCGCCCAAACCTTCCCATCTGTGTCTGCATCGCCAGGACCGTAAGGTGGATGACTATTATGCTTCCCCAAAGCAATGGAATTATCATACGCTTCGGCAATTAATTGATCATCTTTGATTTGTGGCATATAATTATTTAATAACGCGAAGGAAAGTTAATAAAGAGAGGTTTCCGTTCCCCGGAACTATCTATGCCTAATTCTTTTTGGCCTGGTTCCGCAGCTTTTCCAGGAACCCAGCGAACGTTGCAAATATCTTTATACTTGAGGAACCACGCCCGGAGTTCCTTGTTAGTCATTTTATCAGCAAGATGCCTTCCCAGGAACTGCATCAATACAGCTTCCCTATTATAATCTTGGGAACGATTAGTTATAGTTCCTTCAACACGCTTTGGTCCATTGGAACCAAGAACAATAGCAGAAACATGGAAGTGTCCAGAGTTTTCATTTAAAAATTGCATAAAGGAAATCATCGGTTTATTTATGCAACTGGGTCATGGTCGTTCATTAATAGACCCATCACAGTCTTAATATGGTAATCTATTCGCGGGTGGTTCTTAATATTATCTGGTAAGTCGCGCTGAATATGATCAGCAACAAAATGCGTTAAACTTGCAAAATCTCTTGAGCTCTGTTCGTTTTCGTAGTGAGTATATAAATCACCAATATAATCTGAAACAGTGGTGTTTAACTCTTCTGCCTCTTTCTTTAGATCACTATAAATTAAAGAACGTATATACAAATCACTTTGTTCAATGGCGTCAACCCTTTCATAAAATCATTCTCATTTAAAACTTCTTGATGCTGTAAAATCCAGCGAGCTAATACATCAACAGTAACGCCACTACCAACTACAGCAACTGCTAATGCGTCTCTTATAAAAGAAGGTGTCGGATCTAGACCATAATGTATCACGTGTCGTAAAAAATCCTTTTTTGTCTGGTCTGAGGTTGGTGTGAGTAATTTCCAATAGCACCAGCGCTCATATGCTTTTTTTACCATTTCTTCAAAGTTAATATCAACATCATCCAAACCAGCTATAAAGTCCTGATCACTTTCTAAGACCATTTTTGGATTAGCTTGAAGAGTCTTTAAAAGATCATTTACGTTAACTCCAAATTTTTGTGAAGCTTGTTTAAGTACTTTGCCAGACCAAGTATGTGGATTAACTGAATTGGATGCAAATGTGTGTGGATTTCTGTTACATGGAAGCACCTCAGTGACTTCCTTCCAACGCTTAAACGCCCAAATTAAGGCACCTTGAATTTTATCAAGTTCATCGACACCATTCATGAAATCATTTTCAAAATATAATTTAAATGGCTTCATCGATTCCTTTAAACGCACCGGGGTTCTTTTGGAGGTATTTTATAATATATTTAGCACGACTCTTACCAACCACTTTAACGAGATCTTCAAAAGCCATCGTAAGTGAACTATAATGTACCCGCAACTCCTCGATAAAAGATTGCAAAGACATTGGAGCGTATCCAATACGAAGATATTCACGCCAAGCGAGTTTAATATCACGAAGAATCTCTAGATCTCCTTCAAGGTTGTCTAGACCTTTCATAAAATCGTTTTCAAGGACAGTATATAGTTCGTTGAAGGTCATTTAATTTTTACTCCGTTTTTATACCACACTTTAGTGCCATCAGCCCATTCCACAGCAGGGCCATCGTCGCGATGAAGCACTCCGTTTTTATACCACGCTTTAGAGCCATCAGCCCGTTCCACAGCAGGTCCATTATCGCGATGCCATTTTCCATCTTTCCACCACTCTTTGGTGCCATCAGCATTTTCTATAGCAGGGCCATCGTCGCGATGACGTTTTCCGTTTTTCCACCACGTTTTAGAGCCACTAGCCCATTCTATAGCAGGTCCATTATCGCGATGGTGCTCTCCGTTTTTATACCATATTTTAGAGCCATCAAAAGTTAAAACGCAATCTTTTTCTAAACTTTTTGGTTTATTTTTAAGACTTTTAGCGACCCAACCTTCTCCACACTTTTCTAAGTCGTTTGGATTAACTCCGATTTTATGAAAAAACGCTTCTTTATCAACGTCATCTAAGCCATTCATAAAATCGTTTTCAAGGATAGTATATAGCTCGTTGAAGGTCATTTAATTTTTACTCCGTTTTTATACCACACTTTAGAGCCATCAACAAACATGATACAATCTTTTTCTAAACTTTTTGGTTTATTTTTAAGACTTTTAGCGACCCAACCTTCTCCACACTTTTCAAAGTTAGTTGGATTACCTCCGATTTTATAGAAAAACGCTTCTTTATCAACGTCATCTAAGCCATTCATGAAGTCGTTTTCGAGAAGAGTCGGTGTCCATCTTGATTTGAGCCACCATTGAATAATATTTTTCCATTTAACGCGGTTGATATCAGCAAAATGATTAACCCAGCTTCTTGCAAATGAGTTCGGTTGACCATAGGCAACATTAATAAAATCGTCAAATTCTCTATCAGTTGTGCCAAATCGGTCATCTTCTTTCCAATGGCGGTAAGCAGCTTCTAGAACTTTTATATATTTTAGCTCATTATCCACTTCATCAACCCCATCCATGAAGTTGTTTTCCAATAGCTCTTTTGGATCCATTCGCAAAAGAAGATCTTTTAAAACTGCATAATCTACTTTAAATTTTTTAGAAGCTTCTCTTAATTCATTGCGCGCCGATTTTGCTGTGAAAGTTTGGTCACCCTCATCGCTTATAAAATGAATAAATTGCTCATCATCTCCAGGCAGGGCCTCAAATGGTCTCATCCACTCTTCAAACGCCCAATCAATTGCTTTTCTGTTTAAATCATCTTCAAGAGCATCAACACCGTCCATGAAGTCATTACTTTCGTTGATATTCATATCATGCGCTTGAGTCTTTAAAGCTCTATAAAGATCAATTGGCAGAATATTACCAATACTTGCTAAAGAAGTAAACCAGCCGGCTTTAAGAATCTCTGTGGTAAAAGACTCTACTTTAGCGCGCACATATTTCTTTGCTTGCTGCATTGAGCATCCTTGCACGCGCTGAACATCTTTGATCCAATCATCAAGAACTTTTTGCGCAGCAATAGGCGCCATTTCATCACCAAACCGCGGCACAACAGCAATTTCGTATAAGAGAGAAAGATCTTTTTGAAATTTATTCATGGTTCATTGTTGCTAGTTTATCAATAGCATCGTCAGGCTTTACATTATTTTTTCCAGCCTGATAAAATATATATTTTCGAGCCCTCGATCCCCAAAGATCTCGGCTAACTTTAAAAATACCAAACTCGACGTTTCTTGGTTGTTTATGATGAGGATCAGCTAACCACATCTCAAAAGCGTCTTTAACAGTCTTATCAACTGCAGCTTGATAATCAAGATCAGATTGCATAGCATCAACACCTTTCATAAAGTCGTTTTCATAGAGCAGTGCAATATCTTTACTAGCTTTATCCATATGATTATTTAAGATAATATTGCTCGACTTCATGGAGCGTTATCTTATTGATATTTTGCTGAAGCCAGCGATGAAGAATCTCTTTAGGTATTTTAAATTCTTTAGCAGCATTTTCTATAGAACACATATCGTCTCCTTTAGCTACCAGTTTTTTAAAAGACTTTAACATGGGCTCTTTTGAACGCTCTCTATAGTGTCCTTTATACCAGGAGCGTTGCGATCCTCGCTCATACTCCATAAAAATAATAAAAGCTCTGACACCAGCATTAAAAAAATCATAATCAATAGAATCGAGGCCTTTTATAAAATCATTCTCTTTTAAAGGAAACTTGGGTTGATACTGATGCGCTAAACGAATAACCTCTTCTTCAGGTATGTCAAAATGACTAGCAAAACCCTCTGCACAATTTTCTATATACTCTACAAGTGCAGGGTAATATTCACTATACTGAGGCCAGTCAAAAATATCAGCACCATCTGACATTGTTTGCAGAGCAAAAATTAAGTTTTTAATGTGCTCAGCTTCATCAGGGTTTTTAATATCTTGAAGCAAATCTTGATACTCAGTGCTCATCAAATCCGCAGCCATGAGATATAAAGACTCTGCCATATTTTTATCCTCTTTATCCATGTTATTTAGCCCATTAATAAAATCATTCTCTTTGAGGAATTTTGGGTTGCTCATGATAAACTCCTTGAGTTCTTCAAACGGTACATTATATGTCTCCGCTGCCCAATCAACTGAATTTATCGCAGTTGTTCCATTCGCACCGATCCACTTAGTAAAAGCTAGCGGACTAAACCATATCTCGTCAGCTGGAGCGACACCAACAGGTTTTTTACTATACCATTTTTTGTAAGCTTCTTGAGCAGCTGCAATCATCTTATCCATTTTATCAACACCATCCATGAAGGTGTTTTCAAAATATGTTTGAAAGTTCATAAAAATTTAACGGCTGCTGCTTTTATTGAATTGTAAAGATCTTTAGGAGATATCTTATACTTGTCACAAGCTATTAAAATACTATCCGGTGCATGCTTTGCAAGAGACTCTGCAGAAAAGGTTGAGATATTATGTGCCCAATTACGTAAAAGGATCTTATCATCGTGGGTATTGCGTTTAACTCTGCCAATGAATTCTTGCGTGGCAGCCATTATTCTATCAACGTTATCAACACCATCCATGAAAGCTTCATCTGATTCAGTGCTTTCATTTATAGTCCAACCTGACTGGCTCTGCCAATCTAAGACTTCATTCCAAGAGATATCAGCATCTGCGCAGTGTTGCTTTAAACTTTTACGTGCATAACTTCCTCCAAATAGTGCAGCAACATCTACAAACCTTAAAAAAGCTGGATTAAAACTATGTCCAATACTTGGATGCTGGCTCCAATCTTTATATGCTGCTTTTAGCACCGCCATGTATTTTAAATCTTTATCGAGCGCATCAACGCCATCCATGAAGTTACTCTCTTTCAAGACGTTTGGGTTGCTCTCAATAAACTTTATCACCTCTTTGAAATCAACATTGTGTTGCGCCGCTGTTATTCGAAGTATTGCAAACGCACGTGACGTATCTACCTGCAAGTATTCAGCAAAACAATCAGGGGCGTCACTCGGTATATGAGTTACGTAATTAAGCCAAGAATGATAAGCATCGAGAGCGCATTGCTGTATTTTATCTAACTCATCAATACCAGCCATGAAATTTTGATCATTTTCAACTAGAGGTTTTTTGAATTTATTGACAAGACGTGTTATTTCTTTAGGAGGTAATCTCAAATACTCAGCATACCCATTTGCATGATGCAACAACTCACGAGCAATTTTGTCAAAAATCTTATTGTATATTGGATTGGTCTCAGCGAGAATATCAGTTAAACTAACGAGGTACTGAAGTTTTGCTACTATATTTTTAACATTTTCTTTATCTTTGCCTTTTGCAGATTGTTGTATATATCGAAAATCTTGCAATAATACCTCTGCACCAAAATCATATAGCAACCGAGCGTTATATCGATCCTTTGCTTCAAAATCATCTTCCATCTGATCGACACCAGCCATGAAATCGTTCTCATAGAGCTTAAAAATGTCTTTTGATGTCTTATCCATTTTTATATTTAGCGATTAATTTGTTAAACTCGTCATTCACAATACCAGGAATCTCAGAAATAAACGTTAATCTTCTTCCTTGAAGAGAATACTCTTTAATGGCCTTTTTTGCTGCATTCTTTATGAAATCAAGATCGGTTGATATAAGCCATCGCTCTAGATCGACTTTTAAAAAGATATAACCACCTTCTAACAACTCGTCGATAAATTGTTGAGGTGATGCAAACTTATCAGACCAATAATACTGTGACCAATTTCGCCTAATATCAAAAAGCGTATCTTTTGCAATGGTGATTTGATTATAGTATCCATCTTGCACTAATAGAACAAAGACTTCAGCATTTTCTTTTTCTATTTGGTCGAGGCCTGCCATGAAATCGTTCTCCGTGACAAAGTGCTGGAAGGATTTCATATTTCTATATTTAAAGGGAAAAGTTATAAAATAGTTAAAATGAAGCGCGAATTTTAGAAATACCGAAAATCGCCGCGCAGCGCGGGGGAGCGGGAGCATGGGGCCGCCGGAACTGGGACCAACTCACTGGCTAGTGAATTTTCCGATGACCGGTTCCGCAGAGAACTTTTTCTCTCGCTAGAGGTACTTTTCTCTCGGAACGGCCATCATGCTCGATTATGTGGTGGCTTTATCGCATAAGGTATACATAGGAAGAGGCTCTAAGCCTTTCAGCCTAGAGCCTCTTCAACATTACGCCGCGAAAGGAAAGATTAGGCGGTAACCTTCTCTTTCTTCGGCGCGGGCGCTTCCGTCTTGGTGGCGGGCGCCTCAACCGGCTTAGTGGCCACTTTGGCTTTGGCCGCTTCCTTCTCGGCGCGGACCTCGGCGCGGGCTTGCGCCATCTTCGCTTTGAGCGCTTCAGCAGAGCTCTTGCGGCTCGCTTCCCGAACGGCGCGCTCAGCCTCGACCTGCTTCTTGCCGGTCGCGATAATCGCCGCGCGGTTCTTTTCCGCGTTCGAGATGATGAGCGTCATGAGGGCCTTCTCAGACAGACCCGACTCTTCGCGCATCTTGACGACGAGAGCTTTGTCGGCTTCCTCGACGAGAGTTGCGGTGAACTTGACTGGTGCTTTAGTGGACATGTTATTGCTTTCTTTCGCTAACGTTATTGTTTATTGTTAAGCCATTTATTGGCACCTTTATTATATCAAAGTTCCAGCTAAGCGTAATCGTAAGATCTTTAGTTGTTAGACTTGATAAACATTGGCGACATCATTTGGCTCCATCATTATATCAGAGTTCCATATTGATGTTGATCGATAAATCGGGACCTGTTCCGGTCTAGAGAAGACTCTAAAGCTTTTCCTTTATGGAGCCTCCTGGCTAGGGTAGATCGGAAACACTAGCTACCTTTGCCAGACGAGAGGAGTTGTAATAGTGTGTACAGCCAAGGCGTTCTGGGCAGCCCCAAGCACAAGTGGGCTAAAGTCTTGGCTGAAGTCTATAAAGTCTGGCTGGGTCTCAACTTTAGAGCGTAGAGTAATCAAATACCAACCAACGCATATCTCTTCACCAGCAATGATATGCTTCTCATTATCTTTAGATATAAATGGAGTATCTGTAGCCGTCGGCGACAACACATCCACCCATGTACACTGTTGAGTAGAGGCCACACGCCAATTACGTGCGACACGCATAGTGGTCGGCCACCAATACTCTCTAAGGCCATAGGGCATAGGCTCACGCTTAAGCTTATATGCAATAGGAGTATTGCCAATCATATCATCTTCAAGAGCATCAACGCCACTCAAGAAGATATTGTCTGTATTAGTCATAGATGTAGAAGAGTTATAGGAGCGACAAACCGCTCTGATATCAACGAGGTTATAATAGCAACGAGAATAATAGAGAGACTTAGAGATCTAAGCGCTCTCAAAGGTTCATGATGGCTTCCATTCACTGAGCTTATTAGCATCTTTACAATAGCTAAACTGTTCACCCGGCCACACAATTGATTCACGAATAATAATGTCGCCTCTTAAGAGAGCTTCTTGTTGCTCTTTACTGAATAGAGAGCTATCAATATGCAGGACTGATGGACTTACGAGGCTGAAATGATGATCACGAACGTATAGCAGCGTTGCTAAGTTCATTTCGCGCTCTAATGCATCGACTCCAGCTAAGAAAACATTCATTCCGCTCTAGGTGTTGAGTTGGTTTAAGTTGTTGGTTACTGAGTAGTTATAGAGACCAGGTGGTTTTGCTATGGCATCACCACAGCCGGGACCAGGGCCCCAATATGGCGTTCCAGGATTTTGAGGGCTCGGTGGCTGCCGCCCGTGGTGTTATACGCCAAATTACAACACCGCTCTGCTCTCCGGCAGATCTTATTAGACCGCTCTGCTCTCTGCACAGCATGTTTAACATCATCTAACCCACAGCTCCGGGAAACTGGCGACGAACTTCACATGCACATTTTTTGGGTGAACTGCAAAAGCTTGTAACGATCTCTGCACCAATATATTGTATAGTATCCATTATTTGGCGGTGTTACTACAACCTCTCCTCTAGCTAGATCATCCTCATACTGCTCATGATTGATACCTAGTTTTTCGCATATATCTTTGAATATATGCCAGTTGTCTGTGGCAGAGTATATACCGTATCTACTATAGATTGGCTCTCTTTCCAGCTCAATGATATCTAAGCCTTTGATGAAGTTATCCATAGTTTATCTTTATCTAAGCAATACTGAAAAATATACTTACAGCCAAGCACTTCAATAACCTCATTTCTTTATATTACAGAGTTGACAGAATGAGCCGCGTACTGGCGCTGGGAGCGGTGTTGATAATGAGTGCGCATCACATTTACATCTTAGCCATACTGGCCTATCTTTTTTTCTTTTTATATTGTAAGGAGGCCAAATTGTTCGCCGGCCGGCTTGTATGGCTTGCGCTTGAAATTCTTGAAGCGTCATGTTTTCAATCTGCGTAGTAAGCGATTATAATCGTTCTTGGCAAACACCGTATAATCTTCAAGCTTTTCTTTATGAATGCACCACCATGATGCAAAGAACTTATTCTTTGAAGGAGTAGCAACTACTTTACCAGCTACTAAGTCCTGTCTATATTGTTCAGGATCAACCTCGATGCCTTTGCAATGCTTTTTAAATAAGCTCCACGATTCAGTTTCTTCAAACAATCCATAGACAGAATAGATGTGCGTATCGAGTTCAAACTCGATTGTGTTTAAGCCTGTAATAAAGTCGTTCATTTCAGATTCAATGCAATGCAATGTGGCTCGAGATCAGCACAGGAGCCAACACTCTTGCTCGTCATATCTTCCCAGTGATCAGCATTGGCTCCTGTGCTGGCTTTAATGACCCGGCCCGATGGGTGAACATAGGTGTAAGCCCGAACAAAGCCAACAGCTGATTTTGTTTCGGGTATAAATCCGTACTTGATGAGTTTTGGGTAGTGCCATTGCTTTTCAACAGGATGTACTACTCTATTTGCTTCTTTAAAGGTCATATTGGAATGGTTCGAATTGTTTGTGCTTTCTCTAAATTGATAACGTATATCTGATCATCACCAATTTGAATATTAGCAGTGTCGCCATCTAATTGGATTGTGCGCACTTCTTTGCGAAAAGCCATTTGGCGATGTGTGCATCCGGTTTTAGCATTGATAATCTTTATTTCATTGCGTCCGGAAGTGGTAACGGTAAATTTCATCAGGGGGAAAGGTGTAACGCCATGACGTTACACCTTTCATTGATCTTTACGCATTGTGCCTTATGCGGGCACTGCTTGCGCAATAGTATTGCTCAACTCGATCAGCTCTTGAGCGCGTGCACGCTCTGCTTTGATCTCGTCGCGCGCCTTCTTCATCTTCTGCTGCAGATTGTTGTAATCTGCGGCGCGCTGCTGCAACTGCATCATTTGATGATCTTCGTAGATCCGTTTGCCTTGAGTGACAATTGCATTTCGGCTCTTTAGGCCTGCTGCAATTACCAGCGACATCAGATCCTTTTCACCAAGGCCGGTCTCTTCGCGGAGTTTAAGAACGACACTTTTGTCGGTTTCGTGAACCATCGTAGCGGTGAACTTCTCTTTCATATGCTTTGTTATTTTTCTGCGTTTTCATTGCTGTATTTAGACTAGCTGGATTTAATCTCATCATTATTATATCTCTTTTCCCTTTGCGCCTTCTCTTTCTTTAATAAATTGGATTAGTGTTTCCTCTTTTACAGTAGAAAACTTTATGACCTCCTTCCCATATGTGTTGTGTGCAATGTCCTTGCAGGAGATTATTTCGCAGTGCATTGGCACGTTCTCTACCAAACCGAGATGTAACATCCCATTGAAGCTCTTTAAGCCTTCTTGTACTCTTTTCAGGCCAGTCCTTCATCATCATCATTGAATTCCAATAGTATACCTCGTGATCCTCCAGTTCTTTTTCTAATACTGCACATCCGTTAATGAAGTCGTTCATACTTTTTTAAATGTTCTGATACCATGAGTGATAACCTCTCCGCGAAGAAGCCGCGCTTCTTCTTCCTTCGAAAAGATTGGCTCTAGGTTATCTTTAGCAGTTGGGAGAAATACCCAGTGAGTGTCGTTGATAATTGACCAATGTCGTAACTCATCTAGTGTATATCGAAGTCCAGCATTGTGATACCACATTTCAATTAAAGCCATGCCGTTTAATTCATTTTCAACAGCATCTAAGCCTTTCATAAAGTCATTCATAGAGACTCTTTAGGGTTTCTTGTTTTAAGGCGTATTTGAGATGGAATGCTCTATTGAGGTCGATAATCTTGCCATTCAACATATCATGGCGAATTTCCTGCCACGGTTTGCCAATATATGATGCTACACCTATTGCAAATTCTTTTAATTTGGAGACGGATACGTAAACTTTGCTGGACTGAGTTGATACATAGTACACTGGAAGATTATCATCCATATCTATCTCTAAAACATCAAGGCCTTTTATGAAATTATCCATTGATTGAGTTTTTCTTTATTTGAGCAGTAAAGGAAAGTTATACCAATACTAGTGTATCGGAGAATATCACCGCGAAGAAGTATCTCTTTTTGTTCTGGAGACCAATTTTCGTATCCAATATTTCTACTAGAGCGTGCTGCAACAAATCGCGTATCAGTGCTCTCAAATCGTACCCCAGTGGCATTTCTTCTTCGACAGCATTAACACCATCCATGAAATCATTCATACCTCTTTTGCGATAATATTGTGATAATTGAGAAGCTTTTCGAAACGTGCCTCATTAAAAGCTCCAGCATGAACTTCAACCAAAGCGTTTGGCTCTTTCCAAATGAAAGAGAAGCCCTTATTGATAAAATCAAGAAGAACCATTTGTGCTTGAGACTTATCAGGGATGAATACTGCGTAGGTTGTTTTCATTTAGAAATGATTCTAACTTTTTTCGATTGAGACAATAATAATTTGATTCGCCACTAGCCCATGTAATTTTCGTAATTTCATTACGGAGAAGTCTTTTTAACACATTATCTGTAAAATATCTGTGCATACTACTAAACATAGTCATTTCATTGAGCTCTTTTAATGTTGACGCTGTTTGAATTATATCTTCACCATATGATGATGAATAGAAATATGGGCGGAAATTGTCTTCTATTTCTTTCTCTAATAAATCAACGCCAGCAAGAAAGTCGTTATTCAAGATTATCCTTTCTTAGAGAGTATTTCGCGGAGTGGTGAGAGTCAAAACGAATGCAGACCACCTCGCCGCGAAGAAGCTTTTCTCTAAAAGTATCTAATTGGTATGCTAAGCACCTGTTATTCCATTTTGCTAAATGTTCCTCGAGTGGTTTTAGTTTTAGATTACAATCCATTACACCCAGACTCCATAAGCAATTAAAATATACCAGCAGTTTATCGTTGAGCTCTTCTTCAAGAGCACCAACTCCATCCATAAAGCTATCAGGTTGGTTCATATGATTCTAGTTTATCTACGTGAATACAATTCCAAACAATTCCATATCCATACCAATTGAAACCAACAACTTCTCCGTTACAGAGTCTATCTTCAATCTCATTTGCAGGACATGTTGCTGATGTATTATCAGCTCGTTTAAAGCGTTGTATTACTTGTCGAAGTACTTGGGGATCTTCTTTAGTTTCTCGTATATTCTTATAGAAGACCGGACCATCTAATGCCTTTAACATATCAACACCTTTCATGAAATCGGTCATTTTCTAAATTTATTAAGCATCCAAACTGGTGTATGCACTAAACGCCGAAGCATATTCATTACAAATGCACGTCGCTCATTTACAAACTCTGGTTTATTATTATCTAAAGCTTCGTAAAGCGTACCAAATATCATTCCTTCACCATTTTCAGCCCAATATATCCTATTGAAGCGTTCATAAAGAGGGTGGCAAACGTCGCATTGCTTTTCTTCGTAGAAGTCTCCTTCAGATGTGCCAGCTGATACAAATTTAATAGCTTTATGTCCTAACTGTCACTGGATGTTTGATCATGGACAACTAACAATTGCAAACAGCGTTTAAATGCTTTTCAAATCGCTTACTTATAATAACGTTCTTACTTCTATTAACAAACATTGGAGCGATGTCGCTCACTTTAAATCCAGCTAATCCACATCCAATGTCAGTCACGTTAAAAGTCCAATCAGGGTGACTTGCTGCAAAATAAAGAAAAGAAACAACACCACGACATACTTCTTTAAGCGTTACTGGCTGGTGACTTTTGCGCAATTCTTTTGTGATAATTGCGTAGCTGTCACCTTGCAACCCTTCAGCTTGACCATAAATGGCGCCATGCTTTAATCGCGCAGTTTTAGCTGCTCCAGCACTATGGCGCCCTTCACGATTTGAGCCGAATACAAAGATTTCTCTCATCGATTCTCAATCATTGCATCAGCATAACCCCAAGCACTCTTTGCAAGAAGATTGTGGATTTTCTTTGTGTCGTCTTCATACAGGATGACAAAGGTGCTCTTAGCAATAAGAGCACTGAGAGCAATCTTTGCAAACTCATCACGGAGACCATCTGACCCAACTCGCACGATCTCTTTAAGATGATCAGGCTCCGGTTCTGCGTTTTCAATATCCGGAGTGTGATAGAGTCTATCAGCTTCTTCTTCAGATAGAAGATACATTGAATCAATTGGCCAAATCCGACCATCGTACCACATCTTCACGTAATAGCGATTGCTGCTTCTTGGCTTTGCTTGAGTGTGGCGTTGAAAGCCAACGACACTACCCCATTTGTTATCAGGGTAGTGACTAAAAGCGTGACTTGACCTCCCGAGATGCACTATTTGTTCCTGGACAAACTTAGCACGCTTTGGGATGTCCGTTGTGAAGTTTACAGACTTGATTTCGTTGATAGATTTAAATGGCATGATTAAGATGGTTTGATATAGTCACTGCAGAGGTCAAGATAGCGATTAGTTTGATGTAATTGGCGAGGATATTCTCCTGGCTTCTCGCTAATTTGGTCGTTAATGAAATCAGCGACTGCTTGCGCGTCGCTTTCATATTTGAGGTTCAATTTTTCCATAACGTATCCGTAATGAACAAATGTGGAAAATTGATAAGAGCCTTTGCCTTCAATTGCAACAAAGATACCGTGCTCGGTTCTGATTAGACCAAAAGTGAACTGGGTCATGTTGCCAAGAGCAACATCAGCAACTCTAGCACCGTCATTAAGAACGCGAGGAAAGACTCCAGAAGAGGTTGGGCGGAATAGTTTCATTTAAGTTTAGATTCGATTATTTCTTCACTAACTTGAGCATTACCACCTTCGCTCCAACCCCAGGCAGAGCTATCAGTGTTAATCCAAGGTTTCGTTGCATCTTCATCGTCTTCTTGCGAAGATACAAATTCATCATAACTCTTTTTTAGAGCTACTTTTGCATCATCAAGAGATTTAAAAGCTTCAGCGTGGATAGATACTTCACCATCCTCGAAAATCTGGAATGTTTTATATATCCAAATTTTCATAGGCTGTAGCGACTGAATGGAAAGACTTCCTTCATCAGCTTTTTAAATTTTGGAGTGCTGTAGTGTTTGCTAATCCAAGGATTGATTACCGTGTCGTAAAGTTCAATCCACTCTTTGCCACCAACACCATACATGCGCATGTAGTCAGCATCAAGAACAACTTCAATGACGTGACTGCGTGGAGCGGTTTTATCACCCCAAGCATCACTAAAGATAGCACCGAGCGTGGAGTGGCAGGAGCGGGTAAAAAGCTTAAACTGTTCTTCAGTCAAGCCGAGCATATCGAGTTTTGAGTAGTCTTTCATGGTCAAAAGGAATAGTCGTAATGATGATCACGAATACCAACGATGCAGCGTTGGCCGTTTTTAAGAGGCTCACCCTCAGCAACAAATGCTCCGTTTTTACGAAGCGTGAACCACTGTTCAGCTGTGCCTGGACGAGTTTCGTATTTGTATTGCTGGCAGTCGCTCATACCATACGAGTCAGTGCGTGTTGCTTTGTCTTCGCGGAGGCCGATTCGTTTACCATTATTTTCAACAGCAACGATAGTGCAGGCATGCCGGTCAGACCAGCAGAGAATTGTTGCGCCCATTCCAACAACAGGCACTGGAGGCACTGCTGCGGAGTAGAGGTGATTGACAAGCGAGCCGGTGCCAGCTCCGAGTGTAAGTGCTTTAGGCATAATTTTTATTCAGCTTCGGTTGTAAATCTGACAAATGACGTAGCCTTGACTCGAAATTCTGTCTTAATCTCAAAAATAGAGAAATCATTAGCTGAAGCACCTTCGTCGATAAGTGCTTCAATATCGTGTTTAATACTGAAACCGATATCGACTCCAGTATAAATTTTAACTGTATGAATACCATCACCAACTTGATGAGTTACAACATATGATGGTTGGTTAGATATTTTCTTTTTAGAAGCTTTAGGCATTTTGGATTGGTTCGATATAGTATCGATTTTGAGGATAGTGCTGACGAAAAATAGCAACTTGTGCAATTACGCGTTCGAGTGAGTAGACACTCAATCCTCGAAACACTCGAGGCATTTTACCAGTCCCTTCAAATGCATGGCAGCAAATTAAGTAACGTTGGTTCATTTTGGTATAATTAGCGTTACATAATTATATGGAAGTTCCCTGATGCCAAATTTTGGCTAATAGGGAAAATTGATATATAGGACTATTTCCCTAAGGTTTGTAGACTAAAGCCTTGCATCATCTTCCTCAATTGCGTATCATCCTTGAGCATTGCTCGTACATAATACTCAACAAATCGTTTGATTTCTATTTCTGTAAGGTCCCTAGAACAATCTTCACCAAAGCACTCACGAGCTACTTTGTTAATGTTAGCATTGTCAGGAATTACATCAAGCATTAATACTTTCATTCAGCGACTGTATAACGTCTAAGCGTATATAAGTCACTATTATTTATCCGGGTAATGTCATTAATCGACCAATTTCTCCAATTATCCCACTTAGCACTAATAAGTTTTCCGGAAAGGTTTCCGCTTGCAGGTGAAACTAGCCAACCAACGCATTCAGCTGCGCTCAATAAAGAGTCACCTCCAGTATCACGCTGCTTAAGCGATTGTTTATAAAAGTCTGTGCCGACAACCTCAGGCCCAGCTTGAATAATTTCATCGAGCAATCGAGTGTTGAGAGCTCCTGGAGCAATTGCATTAACATTGATATTGTCTGCCGCAGTTTCTTTTGCAAGCGTTTCAGTAAAGCGGACAACAGCAGCTTTAGATGCAGCATATGAACTGATAAACGGCATGGGCTTAGTTGCTCCACCTCCGGAGATGTTTACAATCTTTCCGCGGCTTCTTTCTCTAAAGTGCGGGAGTATTGCACGGCACGGATAGATTGTACCGAACAAATTAATCTCGAAAGCTCTCCGCCACTGCGCCATATCGACAGTCTCAATAGCGCCAAACGGCCCATATACCCCCGCATTGTTAATAACCGCGTGTACTTCTGCGAAGAGTCTAATGCAATCACTCACAAAAGCATTAACATAGACTTCATCTGATACATCAACTTGCCTCACAAAGATCTTTTGATTAGTAGTTGCAAGAGCCTTCAGGTCATTGTGAGTGTTATAAATTTCAACACCTCTGGAGCAAATAGCAACGTTTGCTCCTTCACGAACAAAGTATCGAGCAATTTCAGCGCCGAGGCCTTGACTAGCACCTGTCACTATAACGTTTTGATGTTGATGTTTCATTTAAAGATAGCTGAGCGCCAACCGTATTTGTTCAGACCCATAATGAAGACTGTTGCAAGGGCACCAGATCCAAAGCAGATTGACATTATACAAGAATAGATATGATCTTGCTGATACTCTTCTTTAGCAAGCGTTGGCCAATGATCTTGCATATAAGCAAAGTAATAGCCGTGTGCGATAATTGCGCAGACAAAGTGAATAATAATCAGAGTAATCATGGAAATCGTTTAAAAGTTGCTTTACAATCTGGGCATTGCCAGAGATATACACCGTCGTATAGTTCTGGATATTCAATGCCAATTAATCGCGAATAGTGAGTATCAGCATAAAATTTTAAGTACTTAGCAGGTATTGGATCACCTCGCCAAGATGCTTTACATTTAGGGCAGTGCTCAGATCTTTCGTTGACTTCAGAGAGCTTCTTCTTCGTCTTCTTCTTTTTCGTATTCATCATCGTATTCATCCTCATCCTCATCCTCATCAGGATCTTCGCAACGCTCCGCAAGTGTAGCGAGCAGATGATCGTAATCACCTGACATTGCTTCTTTAAGAACAGCGTCAATTTCTTCTTTAGTCCAGCTCTCTGTACGAGCTTGTCGTTTAAAAGCTCCAAGCAAGCTAAAAGCGTTACCATCCAAGCCAACGAGTTGTAGTTTTACTTTTTTCATTTAGATAGGTGTTCTGTATAATAAGCGACAATATTTTTAATATCTTCATCAGTTAGTCCTACTCCATTGAGTAATATCTCAACGTGAGTGTCTCCAGTGCTAAGATCATCAAAGACATCACCAAAGAATAAAAATGGTGTGCTCAGTAGACATTCTTTGAAGTCATCCCAGCATACAGGGGTCTTAATCCACATTGTCTCAGTAGAGTCAATAAAGTCTTGAAACTCGATAGAGTGTTCTCCATTTAAAGCTTTAGCAATCAATGCAGAAACTGTAAAAGGAGTTACTTTCGCCTTATTAGCGCGATGATAAGTTACCACAGCATCGTGTAGCATATCTGCTTGAAAGTTTTTCACTTTTTTACGGATATCATCGTAGTTGATATTTACGCGAAGAATTTTAGTAGTTGTCATTAGTAATGGATTATTATAATTGGTTTCTTAAATTGTCGAGCCCATTCGATACTGCCAGCAGTACCACGAGACATTCCATCCCAGAATGCTAAAACTTCATCAGCGTTCTTAATGATGTCTTCATTTCGAATATGACCAGCTGCTTTACCGTGCTGCACCAGTACTTCTTTATAGAGTCAGCAAGGAGGTCGTAATCAGTGAAATTACGACCTCCGACGATTGCTAAGCTAACAAACTTCATACCTTTGCGACGATAACTGGAGCAGTCTCCCACTCATCATGCATTCCGTCTTGCTCGATGATAATATCGAGCTCTTCCTTATCAGTTGTCAGCAGGCACTCACTAGCTCCTGGGGTAAAACTAACCGGCTCATGTGTCTCTTTATCGATAATAGTATAGTGGGTAGGCATTTATTTTGTTGGGTTTCTTTAACAAATTATTATATCACTGTTCCTGCTCACTTTAATTGGCTTTGTAAAGGTAATATCCATAACCAATAGACAAAGACGAGCTGAACAAATGGATGCTCATGCGTGTTGTTCGATTACGTCAGCAATTTGACTGAAGCTACTCCCGCGTTCATCGTTCATGGCAGTTAGAGTGAAACCCTTGACTCTAATACCATAATTGCGCGAAAGGCTCGCCCATTTCATAACCGGTCTTGGCAGCAGTCCCAGTTGACTAGCTTTGCCAGTTTTATACTCATTTTCTTTCCAAGACCCCTCTCCTGTTTCTTTGCGATGGATATCACATAGAACACCGAGGCAGCAAAACCCATTGTTATTGCGCAGTGCGAACTGTCCTTGACTATATTTGCCGCTTCGAAGAGCAGCGACCCATTTCTTTTTGATGTCTTTATTCATTGTGGATTAGTATTTTCTGTATTTTTGTTATTGCGATACGTGAGATTTAATGTTTGTCTGGATGAATCATATCTTTTCTGATGAAATCAATGCATTCTTCAATGAAAGTCCATATGAAAATAACAGGAATGTACAGAGAAATCGCAGCGATTTTAAAGATATCCTTGATGACTTGAATCATGATGTTAGCTCCTTCCAGATAAGTTTAATTGAAAGCAGTGCCAACAAAAGAATAGCTACAGGTAGAACAACTGTTAGCACAGCTAATACACCCAACGCAATAATACCGATGATGATAAAGATAATTTCCATTAGATTGACCTCCATTTATAAACGCCAGAGATTTGATAAACCATATAAGTTTGAAAAATAAACTCCTTTTCAGACAGATGTTCCGTGTAGAAGACTCCAGGAGATAGAGTATGGACCAATTCATACTTATCACGTCTAACGATTAAGATTGCGCAGTGCACTTCTTTGCTATCTTTATCTTCTGCAATTTGCGACGGCACGCAGCCAATCCAAACATAGGATGAGTTATATTCAATATCTTTCTCAGTCGCTTTAACCTTATCGAGAGAGCTATAGACACACTCAAATTTGTGCATCATAAAGCGATTATTCCAAGCCACAATTGCATCCGCCCAAATAGGAGCAACATCATTTGGCATTAGTTCTTTCTTCCAGGTATCAGCACTAATTGGATCGCCAATCATGTAGCTAAGGGTGCTAAATGTTTGCGGCACACAATCACCTGCTCGAGCAATTGCGAAAAGGAATAAGAATATAATGAATCTCATGGGATGATGTCTATAAGCCAAACTGAGTTTTGAGTTACTGCTTTTTTGCCATCAAAGCTAACAACATTTGATGATGTGTAATATCCTAGAATATTTTGAGGACCAACTTCTCCAGGCTCACGAGCTGAGCGCCGCTGACGATTCACGTAAATTGGCTCACCGATAATGATATCTTTATGGAGCGTTCCTTCGAGCCAATATTCAACAGGCAGTTCACCTGGATTATGCTCTTGAAGCTTTGTGAGCCGAACTTTAGTTTGCGCTTTCATACTTCCATTCAAGATCGTGATCGGCTGCAAGAAGCTGCATTGCTTCTTTAAATTTGTTAGTGAGGAGCGCAGCAGTGTCGTGAGCACGCTGTAAATCTTCAAGAAAATCTGCATTTACTGGAGTTATAAAGACTGAACAAATATCTGCGATATTGTTTTCTAGTGCGAGTCTAATACCAAAAGGCGTATTACGCAATGCCTTGCGCTTCTCCTCTGGTAAGATACACCCAACAGCACATCCATTAGTAGGTGTATCGTAAATGCAACTATGTCCATTAGTGCCAAACGGGTTCTTTTCAACCAAAAAGTGCTCACAGATATAATCAAAAATTAATTGCTTATCTGAAAGTGGGTAGGAAAGGATTGGTTTCATCTAAACAATTATATCCCTGTTCCTGTTTAAATCTTAAACCCATTTAGCTAGGATACGCTTACCAGCTTTGCCTGTGATTGTAAGCTTACCGAGGCGCGCCAAAAGCAATATGGCGTTATTGTTTGCAATCTTAGTTTGTGAATCAATATAGGTTTCATCACCAGCACCTTGCTGACAGTGCTCTTGGACCATATCTTCAAGCGCTTTACTAAGCTCATTAGACTGAGCAGCGAGTGCTGGCTCAAAGCCTTGAGTTGATTGTGCAGTTGATGTGCAGCGGCAAGTTCTAATACTTGGTGCACCTTGCATTGGAATAATTGGCGCTCCGCAAATCGGACAACTATCTTCGAGATTATTAGCTACAATTGGCATCTATTATTTTATGCGACGCGCTTCGAAAGTAAAGGGCTTCACATGACCCCCGGCATCAAATCGTTTAATAAACTTTTGCGCTGATTTAGGTAAATGCCACTTAAACTGACAGTATAAACCAACAAAGATACCCATTGCGTTGACGTTAATATCTTTAGATTCAAGTTTATCTTTAACAGCTAAAGCAATTGGACAGCGATCACATCGTTTGCGTTCACCTCTGTTGATATGCTCCTGACAAACATTAATTTTCATAAGGATAGTAGCGTCGTGCTTCAAACTCAAACGGAGCAACCTTTCGTCTACAATCAAAGTCAGCAATAAACTTTTGTGCAACTCGTGGAAGTCTATAATACGTTTTTGAATCGACGTGAGCTCTTTTAGCTCCGACAGAAGCGTAGTCAAATTTTTCTCGAAACGCTAATGAGACCGGGCACATTGTTGGCCAATGCTGGACGCCATTTTTAATATGCTCTGCTGTTACAGTAATTTTCATTGTAAATCGATTTCTAATACCGAACCGTTAAAAGGCCAACAATTGAGTGGACCACCATCATATAAAATATTATGGCCACACTTAACGAGGCCAAAGTTAATCCAATATGATTCAGGCATTGCGTTATCAATTGTCGGTACGTTAATCTTATCTTTGAAAGTTTGGGACTTTACTTTAACTCTAATGGGTATGGCATTAGTATTCATCTTCAATATGATATAGTTGTTCCCAACAGTAATAGCGACATTCTATAACGTACCCATCTTCATCAGTGATAGCCACAGTGTAAATGATCTCGGATGTTGCATCATTTTGCAAAATTTCAGATATCCATCCGAGATCATTTTCTCCTTCAATGCCTACATGATCACCAACTAAGAACATTTTACTTTAGGACCAAAAGCTTAGTATTAGGTACAAGCTTGCGATTGACTGATGTGCTCTGGATGAAGATATTAAACTTCGACGCACCTTGCTCTGGAGTTACCTTCGTGTCAGTATTTGGCAAGCCAAGAAGCTGACGTGCGTTGTCTCCAGTATAAACTCGCTGAGAGATTTTATTCTGCACAGCGACTTTCTTATAGGACTGAACCTCTTCAGTCTTAGTAAGCTGATAAAAGGAATTACCTTTTACATAAGTGCCGAGCTTTTTCTCAACAAACGCCTTAATTGGAGTCTCTTGATCAACATCGAGCAGCTCAAATTCATTTGCTTTAAGCGATTCGAGATTATCAGACACTTTTCTTGACTCGATATTGGTCGTGTCGAGCTTAAAGAGGCTTTTTGTACCGCGAATACCAGCTGCACGACCCATCATATAGCTATTTGTCGCAACTTGTAGCGTTGAAGCAGCTTCAGTCAGACCCTTTGCAGTGGTGTCCCAGATAAGGATATTATCTTTTGCAAAACCTTGGTTAGCTGCAGCGAGCTCACAAGATTTATCAGGGACGAGCACTGCTGTGGTCCAATTATCAGGAAGATCATTGAGCTTCTTTGCAAGAGCTTCAGTATATTGCTTACCAATTTGTTCAGTCTCACCACCATCAGTCTGAACGTAAACAAGAAACGCATGATCGCCGTGAAGCTGAGCTGTTTGCTTTAGCTCATCAATTGCTGTGTGCGTTGCTTTGATAAGCGCAGTACCACCACCGGCGTGATAAAGATTCTTTAAGCTAGGCAACCGCATCACATCTTTATCATAGACAATGCAGTCAGTGCTTACGTTAAAGAGATAAACACTTACGCGAGTTTCTTGGTCAAGCTCTTGTGAGCGCTTTGAAAGAAATTTAATCTGGTCATCAAATACTCGAACAACTTGTTCGGATAGATGCGACATACTACCACTTTGGTCGACGACAAAGACGACGTGGTTAATTTTATTTTGAATCATGGTTTGAAAGTTCCTTCGTTGTCAATGATGTTTTGCATGATGGCAATGAGACGGCTCTTAGAATCATAGTGATTATATCCAAAGTCTACTGCGGCATCAAGCTTTTGAACGGGAATAATAGAATAATCAGCACCGCCATCACCTTGTTCAAAAGCTGCCTCAATCATACTGAGCTGAACTGGACCAAAGAGCTTTCGAAGACCAGATTTATCAGTCCACTCCGCCGCGCCTGGAGCAACATAAGCTGCACGATCCTCGGTTTCTTCAATGCTTGCCTTGTTTCTAAATAGAGTGCAAGAAACAACCATTGACCCAAGTGCGCAGCAGCTGCAAGTAGCTTGGTTAGATAGTACAGCAGCTTGAAAGCTATCTTCATCAGTAACTTCACCTTCCTTATACGTTGTGAGCCAGTCACCTGTTGTAGCGCTAATTTTCTGGGTCTTCAGCAGTTGAATAATATCCTTAGCGATTAACACTCTCTTTTCTGCACGCGATGCAGAAGTGAAAGCGGCGTTACGTTTCTTGATTTCAGCGTTTAGTGATTTCATGTTTTTAGTTCGGTAAAGATGTCAGGTTCAATCTCCTCAGTAAAGATAGAAATAGCATTAGAGTCAGGCACTTCATCCACCTTAAAGTACTCTTTGAAGATTTCAGCGATAATGTTTTCTGCGATGGATAGATCAAGCTTCGCGTCGTCGACGGCCATGTAAACAGATCCCATGATCTCTTCAATGGTCTCAGTCTCCTCTGGAATAAAACACTGCTCGATAATGTCTTCCGACACTCCGATTAGGCGAAGTCTTTCGATACATTGTGCGATTTCAGGTTGAGTAAACATATAAGTTTTTAGAATGCTCCGTATGCGTTAAATGAATTTGCTTCTACACGAGTAAGAACTAAAGAGTCTTGATTATCGTTTACAAGAACGTAGGTTAGTGTTGCAGCATCAATCTTTTTGATGTGATTGGCGCTAAAATAGATGTAGTCGGAGTCTTCATAATCAGGCTCTTCCTTATCAACTGATTTCCGCATGACTTTGATCATGACTTCAATTTGCTGCTGAAGAGGATTACCTTTCCATTTCTTAGTGTAGACCCAAGATTCATCCATTGGTACGCCAGCACGAGAGACTTTGATAGCGTATTCAGTATCTTTATACTGGTCAAACTCAGGCTTTACATTAAGCATTTGTAAAGCGGTCTCAGGAGATTCATTGTAGCGATTCATCTCCTCAACAAGAGCTTTGAGCATGTCAAAGTTGAATTGACTAAAGAGTGAAGCAATCTGTCCGATTCTCGTGATGTGCTCTTTATTGGCGAGATTATCTTGGCAATACTCAGCGATGAATTGCTGATCGAGTCCTTTGAAATCGATCATGTAATAGATTCTGCCTGGTCGATTACGCATGTGGCTATCAACCCGCCACTTGTCATTGCAAGTAATCAAGAACAGTTTCTTCGAAGGAAAGACTCCATCCAAGAGAGTCAAGATTTGCTCTTGCTCTTCTGTGCCATATACTTTCTCAAACTCATCAAAAAAAACAATTGCAGGCTGCTCAATGGTTTGCATGAACGAGTTGAACTTATCTCCACACCATGCCGCATTTACAATAATTGATGGCACTCCTTCTTTGGCGCCTTTCATGCAGATGAGCTTGGCCAGAAGGCTCTTGCCGCTCCCCTTTTCACCTGCAAGCATTACTCCCGTTGAGTTGTCGCGGCTTGAAAAGGTACTGAAAATGCGATTGCAATCACGTTCGTGATTACCGTACCGCTTACCTTTAAAGGCAAAGTCATCAATACCCTCAAGGTAAAGGTTTTCTTGAGAGTCTTGTTTGATAACATAGTTACCTGCTGGAAGCTTCTCATGTAGATCGAGAGCCTCTTTGCTCGTAACTCGGAATGTTTTTCCTGATTTTAGATAAAAACTCATAGATTTTGTTTATTCTCCGTTGTGATGAACGTAAAGTTGCAACATTTCTGCGACAAAGTCTTTCGTGGATAATCCTTGAGCTTTAGCAAGCTCTTGAATCTTATTCTTCGTTGACTCATCTTCAACAGCAACGTAATACGCTTTAGTATAGAGCAGACCACTTACTCGAGCACCTCGAGCAAGTTTAAAGCCTGTAAAGTTTGTTTGCTGAATAAAGCGATCAACTAGCGCTTTAGCTTTTTCACCGAGCGTTGTATGGCCCCAACCATATCGAGGTGATTTAGTAACAACTAATCCATATGACTCTGCTTTGCTTTTAAACACCTTATTGTGGTAGTTTTGACGGCAATCCTTCTTTTGGTCGACATCATTTGCATAATGAGCCATTTCATGGATTACAGTCTCGAGAACTTCTTCTGGAGGGCGCGAAAGGGTCTCAGCAGAGATGCTGATTTCACTTGTTGGCTTACCATCCAGATTCCACTTCCCGCTCCAAAACCAACCAAGAGCATTTTTCTTACCACGTGGCAAGATATTGATAACAGGCATTGCTAGGCGTCCGTTTTCAAGCTCTTTATTAAAAAACGAAAAAGCCTCCGTGAGAATCTTTACAGAGTCTTCGTAAGCGTTCGTATTTTCTGCTGGAGCGGTTTCGGTTTCAGGAAGAGTTACAGTTTCCATAAAATTAGTACTTCATACATTCTTCCCAAACTGTAAGCCTTTCGTGCATATATCGGACACATCGCTTTTCATGTTCGGTAGTTTCTTCGAGCCAGAGTAACTCATCGACTTGTTTTTGAGTTAGAGAAGTTCTATAAAGTCGATTAAGAATTTTTACCTCGTTCATTACGTAATTTTACGGTTGTTCCGTATCCGATTTTCTATTTTCTACGTAGCGGCTTAGGACTGATTGAAGATATGCTGGATTATATTTCGCCGCTTCTTCTGCGCGCACATGATCCATGTACTTAAACAGATGCTGCTGCGCGTCTTCTAACCTATCAAATAGTAGAGGTTCGTTATTGTGGAAGCTCCAGTTATCGATTCGCACATTAGGGCTTCCATTAACTGTTGGCAAGTATTTGCCGTCGTCAGTTTTTCGTACACAGAGATAACAATTTTTGTAGTTGCCATATTCCCAGATATTACCAAACTCGTTTTCGTGCCAAGTATTTGGCTCTGCTACGAGCTTGGATTTGTAGGTTGCTTTGCCCATAACTTGTCTCTGATAATTCTATTTGCGATATGAACCGCTGTGTCGTGATGAGGCTTTAGAGCAAAATACTCTAAATGCTCTATTTCTGCTACTGTGAAAATGATTGTCTTGCTGCCTAGCTCAAGACTGCCACCATCCTCTTCTATTCCCATTGACATATTACGTCAAGAAAAAAGCAAAGGTGTCGTGAATAATCGTTAGATTTACCTGGTGAAGGACCAACCATTTAGCCCATGCAAGAAAAGTAAAAAAGAAGTCCATAATAGACCAAAAGATGCTGTGATGAATGTGATAACCAATCATAGCAGTGCAGAGTGAGAAGACTGAATAGATAAATGCTCCGAGTGTTTTCATAGTTTTATTTTATTTCTTTTCCTTTTAATGCAAAATATAAGCCACAATACCGCAAACTATAAACATTCCAAAGCCGATAATACGCGAAAATGCTAGAGTACAGCCAAGCTCCCATTCTTCGATTTCACAAAGAATGTTACCAATAAAGATACCCAATCCAAATATGGACAGAGCAGCGGCGATGAGAAATGGAATGTTCATGTTTAAAAAACCTGTAGAACCCGACCAACAATCACAACAATAGATATGGCGTGCCAAATGATACTCCCAATGTATCTTTCAGGGTAGTCGATATCGCTCAAATAATTTTCTTTATACAACGCACAGTGTAAAAATTCAATTATGACTCCAAAAAATGGAACCCAACAAAGGCATTTAAGTAGTGTTTTCATAGTTCTGGAGTTAGCTGTTCATGAGTTAAAATGTATCCATTCTGCGTATTTGGCTTATATTCACTTTCAAGTTGGCAAGTATACTCAGCAGTAAGTTCTTTTACTGCTACGATTATTACTTTCTTTCCGCTGATTGATGAACATCCTTTAGATACTGTTGCCTTAGTGCCAATTGGATAGAAAGTTATCGGATTATTTCTTACCCACTCTTCATTCTTTTCACGATATATCCGATGAAAATATGTCTGAGCACCGTCAAGGGCCTCTACAAGTTGGGTATCCGGCATCCAACCAGCTCTATCTAAATCTTGAGCTGCATAGTATCCATCTTTACCGTAGCTAAGAGCATCTACCAAATCTTCAATGATTTGTTCTCTTTCCTCTTCAACATATTGTTGACTATCACCGTTACTAATAAACCAATCTCTAATCTCCTTTTCAAACAAAAGATTAGCTACAGCTTTGACTATTTCAGGATCATTTTTAGATGGTCTGCTCATGCTGGTATATTTTAAAGTTGTTCCGTGAGATAAAATCTCAGGCTTCACAAGAATCGCTATGCGATTTATTCGTTATGACGACAGAAAAAGAAGCCTGAGACAATAAATATTTATATGACGACAGAGCAAATAACATACGTAATTCCGAATGGATGGGAGTCAGGAATTTATAAAATAACAGCGCCAGAAGACTATTACTATTTTGGATCAACTGAATCATTAAAAGGTCGAGCTGACAGACATTTTAGCGAATTGATAAGAGATATTCATGCCAATCCGCATATGCAAAATCGATTCAATAAATATCCAAAGGGTTGGAAATTTGAGGTGGTTGAAAAGATTCAAGATATTACGCAATTATTAATTGTCGAGCAAACTTATTTAGATACTCATCACGGAGCCACGTTGTGTATGAATATATGTAAAATTGCTGGCAGACCACCTGACGTAACTGGAATAAAACGCTCTCCAGAATTTTGTGAGAAGATTCGTCAAGCTAGAACCGGTATCAAACACTCTGAAGAAAGAAAGGCAAATATTAGCGCCGCAAAGAAAGGCAAAACTGCTTGGAATAAAGGTAAAGTGGGTGTCGCTCATACTGAAGAATGGAAAATTAAAGCACGAGAAAGAAAACAAAGCCGATCAGAGGAAGAACGAACTACATCTCTAGCAAGACACCGCATAACGATAGCAGGTCGGAAACCGTTGAACACTATGAAGGCTAAAATAATGAAAATTGCTTATGGAAAGATTCAAAATAAGCCTCTTGATCGAAGTCTTCTAGTTGATGTAATCAACGACTCTAAAACAAAAGAAGAAATTTTAGATGTTGCTCTGGCTTTACTCAGCTACTAAAAATTGCGTGCGAGCTTTTCCAAGCTCGCACCCAGTCTCATGGTTGAAAGGCACGACCGTTTTATCAAATGAATTATTGCTTACCTCAATAGGATCTCGCAAGCGAATATATTTCGAAAAGATTTCTGGGCTATAAAGCGATACGTTAAATTGCTTAGAATGCTTTTTAATAAAATTGTAAAAGTTAGCTCCGAAGGCTAATTTTCCCTCAGAATAAATCTCATCTAACCACAGCTTGAAATATTCATAATCGATAGCTTTAGGGTTGTTAATGGCGTAGCCATATGGCATATAGGGGAGAAGTACAAAATATTCTACCATCCCCGTTTTTGCATATTCGTTATAGAGTCGCCGCGTAAAGTCAATGCTAGCTCTATTCGAAATAATTGTATGAATATTGACTCTAATCCCCGCCTCGCTGAGACGCTTTAATGCTCGTCGCCAATGCGGCTCAAGATGCATATGGAGAGTTACTGCACAGCCTCCACAGACCTCGAGAGTCTTCTCAATTGTTCGAGAATTTATTAGTACCCCGTTTGTCGTGTAGTTTGGAGTAATCCCTAATCGTTTCAGCTCCTCCATCATCTCCCAAATTTCTGGATGCTCGAGAGGTTCTTGCTCTCCACCAATAGCACATTGTAGGGGGCGTTGATTCTCTGTCATCTTACCAAAGAAGTCTTGCACCTTTTGTGTAATATTGGAGTAGTGGGTCCCATTCTTATTACCGGAAGCATAACAATAGTCACATTTTCCGGAAGCGCATTTGTCTCCTGCGCTAATGTCGTAGAATTCTGGGAATCTCAACTCCGTGATAGGCTTTTTCGCATCGAGTGGGATACGAATAGTTTTACCATTAATAAAAATGGCACTGTAGTTGGCGTCGGGGTCTTTGCGGGTTTTCATAATTAATCGTTTCCGATTCGCTCTGGAATAAACGCGTTAGGAAGAGCTGCAATTGCGTTAGCAGCTGCTAGAGTCTCAGCATCAGCTTTTAGCGGAGTAGCAATGATACTGTTATAATTGCCGTAACCACCATTAACGCTTTCAAGCTTAAGCTTAAAAAGCTCTTTGCAGCGTTTTTCGCAACCAGCCGCGATAAGAATCTTGTTGATGATTTCTTCAACAGATTCCAGCGTTTTGCGGTCAGATGTTACATATACTTCCGATGAACTGTTTGTGATGAGATCAACGAAGCTGTGAATGTTTACAATAATAGGTTTCATCAGTTATAAACTTCACGAGCTTCGAACGAACGCTGAATTGCAGATAGATACTTAGCGGCTTCGGTTGCATACACACTATCTTCTTTAGCCGTAACTGTTACAGACTGGCGCCTGTACTCATCATCACTTTCTTCATAACCTTTATCAACAGTCACTTCAACGGTGAAAAGATCGTCGCAGTCCTTGTCAGATCCAGCGACCTTGAGTAATGCTGTAATTGCAGCTTTAAAAACTTCAACTGTGTCTTTGTCAGCGCAGATAAAAGTTTCGCTACTTGAGTTTGTGATGAGATCCACAAATGAGTGAACCGGGATGATTAATGTTTTCATTTTAAAGTTATCCAAGATGGCGACGCTCACAACTGAACGTATTTTCAATTACTTGCCAGAAGTCATATGGGATGGTATTGTCGCTTGCTGACCAAAGCAACACATCGCCTTTCTTTACGGAGTAATTCCAGTTAATTGCATGCTCAACATCTTCAAAGAATTTTCTGGCTGCAGAGCCTTTTAAAGCTTCATCGCCGAGCAAGCTCTCATAGAAATAAAAACTGTAAGCACCTCCATGAACTGAAGGCTCACCGAGTGGAGTTATATCAATATCGTTAAGCTTCGCGGCCCAAGTGTATAAGTCCTTATACATTTTTAGAACCATTTTATTCCACTTGGCATAGGCTTCAAGTGAATATGCTCTTTCTGCATCCAACCAAAGTGTGAGAGCAGCTTCATACTCTTCATAACCAGGTTTACCATGTTCAATATAGACTGGTCGCAGATTTTTATCTGTCCAAGCTCGCATTTTTCTTGCTGCTTCTTCTTTTACTTCGTGATCTTGATCATCAGAACGCCAAGAGCTTGAACGATCACGACCAAACATCTCCATGAACTTATCATATTTTGGAAAGTCTTGGATGTCGAAAGTTACAGATGATACAGTAGGCTCGCGAAATACGTCAATCCAGAGCCCGTCAATGTTTACTTTACCGTATCTACCATCTTTTTCAGAAAGCTCAAGCTGCTTATTATGAAGCACAGCAAGCTCTTTGATAATCTCCTTCACCGTTTCAATCGATTTTGTGGTGTCGCAGATAAAGAGCTCACTGGAGCTATTAGTGATAAGGTCGACGAATGAATGAGTTGAGATTGTTATTGGTTTCATGAGATGTTATCGAAGTACGTTTTTTTGGGTTGCTTATAATGCAACTGCTCGATGAGCAGTTAGTATGCTGTATGTACTTCTTTGCTAAGTGCGATTTTTATCGTTTTCCAATGATATTTTTTTGTTGCTGAATGCACTTAAAATTAATTATAAGGGTGTTCCTTTATTCTGTATAATAGATGATATAATTTATGGTTCCGCGCCACGTTTCGAAAACTAATATTTGAAAATAAGGGAGGCACACTACTTCCTCGTAGCGTGCCTCATTTGATTTGTCGCTGTGCTTTTTAGCTAGTCATTGACATCTCCTAGCATTTTTAATTTAATCCCAATGTTCTACCGCTGAACTACAGGGCCATTAAACTAACTGTAAAGTGGGGGCCCCGGAAAGATTTGAACTTCCGCGTTTGGTTTGGATATGCTATAGATATCGTTGACTCAGTGACTTGGTTGAGCCTCGGGTGATAGCCTGAATCTGAACTTGAACTTGAGCATCACCTTGAGCCTAGATTGGTGCACCGCAATCCCGAAGGACGCCATACACCCACCCGAAAATGTTTTTGACAGCTCTCGACGTATTAAGACTGATAGTAGTCCGCTGGGGCATAATTTCCCAACCTAAGCGTAGTATGCTCAACTATCTGATGTGAGCACTGTCAAAATTCAAAGAATAAACAGAGCGTTTAGCTCTGGAACACATACTTGAGGATCTTACCACCGATATGCTTATCGGTATTGACCTCGACGTCGTTAGCGCGAGAACGAGCACGACGAACAGCTCGGCCAATCTGCTCAACTCGAGCAATAATCTCAGCCTTCTCACTTGGTGTAATCAGGCCAGACCACTCTTGCTCTTGAATCGTACCAACTGCAATATCCTTATCAATGAGCTCAGCTTGACCAGGGTGTTCTTTTGTTGGGTGAATTTTAACAAGAACGGTCTTTTCCTTACGTGTACGGTTCTTGTTAATTTCTCGCGCCTTATACAATCCAGTGCGTTGTGCGTCCGGTACGAAACCTTTCGCAGGATCGAGCGTTGGAATCGCGTTCACTAGAGTCTGGAGCTCAGTGATACGCTTCTCAAGCTCAAGAAGCGCTGTTGCTGGAACCTGCTCAAGAATTACTGTCTTGGCATCGTCATCGAGCACGACGTCAGCGCGAGCTGCAGTGTTTGCCTCAGCAACTTGATAAGATGCGTCGAAAGATTTTACGATGAACGGCTGAATCCACTTGAGCTCTTTCTGCACATTCGATTGAATATCAGATTGGGTCTCAATCACAACTTTAGCATTCTCCTCAAGAGGAGTAAAAAGCACACGCTTTTCTTCAAAAAGGTGTCGCTTGCTTGTGAAAGTAGCTACGAGATCGTCGCGCACTTTCTTTGCTTGGCTCTCGAGTTGACCCTCGACAGCAAGAATTTCATGTAGTTTTGGCATATGTTGAATTATATCTTTGTTCCCTTACCTTAAACGTAAAACGACTCAAGCTTTGCTTCCATCAGCTTGCGTAATTGTGGAGTGATTTCTCTCTGCTCAGTAACCCAGAGATTATAAATCTCGGACGGTGTTTCGCAAGAGTTAATACACTCGAGTAACAGATTTTGAATAATACTCATAAAATGGTGTGAGGTGCCTGTACCCCTACAGGCACCTCGATAACCCGCTTACCTTCCTCCTACCAATTCTTATGCGTGAATCGGCTCGTAACGAGGCACATTCACCGCATCCAACAGGACCTGCCAAGGAGTCATTGTCGTGCTTGACAACACACTCTTGAGCAAGACTGGAGAGCAACCTGATACCAAGCAGACCCCCTGGTCGTTTACCGTCACAGGGCTGTCTTTACCGGCATTTGCGTTCCAGAAAACAATCTTTGGCATTTTATATCCAGCATGCTCATACTTCTTCTGAATTGCCTTCAGATTAGTTGTGTTCGAACACGCCGAATCAAATTGCATATCAGAAACGATATACAACACTGATGGCATATCCTTTTCAAGGATATCATTCTCGACTGCCTTTCCAAGGATAAGATCGAAGACCGCCTGGAGATCGGTATTAGCAACCTCACCACGTTGGAAGATATCCTGTGCCTTGGATTGAATCGTAGTACCGTTTGTCTTGAGCAACTGAGCAGTGTGTGAAAAGATCATGTAGTGATCCTTGAAAATGCCAGTGTTTCGATCTGCAAAATACAGAGCGAGTGACGCCGCAATATCAATCGGAGCCACTGAACCGGCGCCAGATGTCATTGACCCAGACATATCAGCAACAACAAGTCCATTGTGTGGGTTCTTTGCGCAATAGTCAGGCAAAGCCTTCCACTGCTCATTGAGTGTCTTGTCAGCTGCATACCCAGCATTCTTTACAGCACGAACGATATCGTACGGATAAAGAGTTGCGGCGTTGATTTTCTTTTCGCCTTTCTCAACAGCGCCAATAAACTTGGCATAACCAACCTCATCGTGCTTCTTGAAAGCTTTGCGATAAATCGTTGATGCTCGTGATGGCACAGCCTCGTAATCAATTTCTTTCCAGTTGTCTTCGCACATTTTACGTTCAACAACATCGATTTGCTTACGCAGCGATGACAGCATTTGACGATAGTTCTTTGGCGACAAGCGCATGTACTTGCGAAGCTTTGCTGCAAGACGACGAGTTGTATCGCTCGATGCTTGCTCAGATGGTGCCCACTTCGCGCAGAGCGTTGGGTTATCTGCATCCAAATCAGTGCGAAGCTGATTTGACATAAATTTGAGAGCCTCTTCTTCGAGTTCAGTGCCTTCGAGGGACTCGAGCACATTATCAAAGCGAGTGTAAACTGGGATATACTGCAAGAGATTTGCAGCGACGAACTCATCGTTTTCTGCAAGCCACTTGAAGAGAACTCGGAAGAGTCGACGCTCACCTTGACCTTCACGTACGTCAGCAAGATAGAAGAGTACCTTGAGTGCAAGGGTCTTATCCTCTTTATATGCTTTGGAGAAGAGAGTGATAATTTCGTTTTCAGGCAGCTGACGAACTGCTCCGGCTTTGCCGAAGAAGTCGACGAGAGCCACTCCTGAAGTTGAATTACTTACAGCACCGTTGTCTGTAGTAGTTTTGCGAATGCGCTTTACAGCAGGCATTGCTGGAACTTCTGGGCCATTGATGGCTGTGATTAGCGATGAACGCTTTGTGGTTTTTGTTTTCATTGGATAAATTCTAAGCCCGTTTTGTTTTTCGTATGTAATTTGTTATGCAGTTAGGGCTTATTAACTAAGTTCGGTTTTTTCTTGTTTGTTGATATAAGATTTTGTGTTGCTGTGCGAACTTAAAATTGTTGTTCTCGTATATTATATACTAGTTCCTAAAAATCAAGAATTTTCTTCCTGAGGATAATAGTTGACACAAAAGGACGCCGTTGGTTTAATTACTTGTGTAACAGGCCAACCACCTGCAACAATAATCCTGCACCATGAAAAGTTCATTGCAAATATGAGCATATCTGCAAACAAATCCTCACCAAGTAGTGCAGTCGCCCAGTGTTGAACTAATAGGCACGGACCAAAGAGCACCGCAGTAAAAACTATTACAAGCGCGGCGCCGTACAAACACTTATGCCAATTAATCTTCGTCTTCATCGTCTTGTTTGTCATCCTCTTCATCTTCATCTTTAATGCAGGCAAGCTCCTCGTCGTAGAGCTCAGAGAGCTCGTTGGCGAGAGCAATCATCTTTTTCGCAGCACGAAGTTCGGCTGGAGAGGCATCACCTAAACCGTTTACTGACAACAGTTCAACTGCCTCCTGTAATTCTGAACTAGTCTTTTCAAATTGGTCGAGCATAAATGGGTTATTGTATCTTTGTTCCTAATGTCTATCAGACCAGGAATTAAAAGCAGCACATATCAGCGTAAAAGCAATGATAATAAACATTGTGCCTATGAATCCTGAAAGCTTTGGATAGTTAAAGCAGAAGGATAGAATTTCTGCTTCGTTCATGATTTAACGTAAGAGCCGCCCATAACTCGATTACCTTCAAATGCAAGGATATTATTATACATCCACGAAATGAGCTTATCACGCTTAAAAATTTGAAATTGCACTTGTGTAATCATTCGCTTAATATCTTTGCTTTGGTCTTGGGCTCTTAAAAAGGTTAGTAGAATATTTTTCGCTTTATCGAAATCTAATTCCGCGTTCACGTCATCAACAATTTGATGTAAAATACTCACTATCTAATTTTAAAGAAGTTCCTTATTGGTTAAACCAGCTGACGATTTCTTTATTTTTATCATCATGCTCTTTTGACGCTTTGCAATATCGTCCATCAACGTTATATGAATGCTGATATTCTAAATCTTTAAGAAAATGGATCTTAAAGCCGCACCTTAACCAATGATAAGCTAGGTAGAAAACTTCAGTGTACTTTGGATCGGGATGATTTCTTGCAACCGTCGCGTAATTATGAGCAGGCACAACATAGTTACCAGTGTTGAGAGCAATCTGCATTTTTAAGTCGTTAATAACCGGCTTAATATTCTCATAATCAAAAGTTTTCCCTTCATACTCTTTAAAATCCCAAGACCATCCCATTGATACAGGCAGGTACATTGTATCATCCTCGAGATTAGTTTTAGCTACGACTTGATAATAGTTTTGATTGAGAATATTATCAGCATCGAGCAAGATAACGTGATCGTGTGTTGCAAACTCAACAGCAGATATTTTATTGAGATAAGGCCCTTTATTCTTTGAATGCTTCATAAAACTGGCTTTTTCTAAGCCAGGCATTATCTTTTCAATAAAACTATAATCTGATGCATCATCAACAACCACAACATCATCAGTGTATTGCAAGCCAATAGATACTTGACCTCTGATGTTCCAATCATACTTGTGATTGTTATACGTCGTTATTGCTAGTGATATCGGGTTCATTTTCAATTGTAATTAAGCCAAGTAAAAGAGCTTCTTCAGCACCGTAAACAGAATTCTTTCCACACTCATCGCATTCATATCGATGCGCATCTGGTTCGCAGCAACCGGTTGTAAAATCTTTGCATTTAGTGCACCAACCTAAGTTATCATCAACTGCCTCTTTAAAATATGATTCAGTTACTTTTCCCATATGAGATGCTTAAAGTCTTTATAGAACTCGCAAAATGCTGTTGTGCCTGGATCATGGATTTTGATTCCAGCGTTGAGCGCAGCTGCACCAATACTATAACCCTCACCATATCCAAGAACGGCTTGTTCTCGCTTTTCATCGTGTGAGTTGCAAAAATCTGCGAGATCATCCCAAATCTTAAAAAAGTTGCGCGTCTTTGAAGCGGGACCTTTCATGAAGAGCATGCTCTCTTGAACAAGAATAGCTCCATCGGTGCGGTATTGCTGTTGATCGCAATAAACTTTGAACTCTTTACCGTACGGCACTCTGTCTACTTTACCTTCAATAAAGTTCTCAAAACTGCAGTCAGCTGGATGTTTCCAGATAAGCTGTGGATGGATACCGTTTGCAAGACTTTCAAAATCAATAAGACTAGCACTACGACCTCTAAGCATCATATCAACATCCATCAAGATAGCACCATCTTTTGAAAGTTCTAAAGCAAGATGCAATGCTTGACGCTTTGCATGAAAACTAAACTTTGCATCCTCATACTCAATGGCAATGCTATTAAAATCATCAAATGCATCTGGTTGATCTGTAATGATTACATAATTAGTTTTTAGAAATTGAAGCTGCTCAAGAAGAGTTATAGCTTCAGATATGTGCTCGGCGCCAACTGCACACATAGCAATAGGGGGAAAAATATTAGACATAAATTGCTCCTGGCATATGGATGCCACTGTATAACACGTGGTGGTTCTTTTTGTATTCTTCTGTAAACCAGCGTTCACCTTTAGGCATGATTACTTTCGTATCGACGTGATCAGCTAAATATCCAGCCCACCAACTGAAAGTGCTGTTTGCAGTGATAATAACATCACATGATTTAAGAGCTACAAAAGTTCTAATATCTGGTAAAGCGATATATTCATATCCATCGGGACCGAAGATATCTTTTGCCACTGTAATATCATCACTAAAAACTAATCGTCTATATTGGTCAAGATCCTCAACACAATCAAGTGCTTTACTGTAGTAATCATCACCAACGATGTTCATATCAGGATTACCCACATAATCACCTCGACGAACATGAATACCGAGCCTTGGACGATAAGCTTTTTTCATCTCCCAAAGATCTCGATTTACATCATATTCAATTTCGTTTTTGAGGCGAAATGAGTTACGTACCTCTAATTGAGCATCTTTAAAGTATTGCGGATTTTGAAAGAATCCATCAATGACAACATCCGCAGCAGCTTCATTATAGGGTAAATAATTAAAAGGATCGCCAATACCCCAACGTGGCCAATCCCCTATCTTAGTGGTTGGAAGTGGTGTATGAAAAATATCACCATATCGTTTAATAAAGGCGCAATCTTCTGGTACTGCCCAAGTAGTGCCTTTCTTCTTAGCAATACCAATGCATGCGGCCATTTGAAATAAGCTATTACCGAATCCCCAGCCTCCTAAACGTTCAAATACAATCATCGAAAATCCTTTGATTCAAGCACATGCTCAATTTTATTTAACCACTTACCATCTTTACTAACTGGCCACAATACCCATTTATATGGTGTGGACGTGCTATTAAATTCAACGCTTAACCGAGTTGTCATACCATTGAAGACATCGGGGTTAGCTGCTGGGTTAAAATCTCTGCGATAGATAACTTTTTGAATTTCATCCTCAACTCCAAAGTACCAGAAAGAAAACTCATCTGCTTCTTTCTTAATAGCATTTAAGTCCCAAGTGGCGTCGAACTTATAAGTGTTATCAACAATCTTGAGCCAATCATCGTTTTCAATCTTTGTTGGTGGGTCAATACCTTCCTTAGCTGTTGGATGCAAGCGACGAAGCTTAAAATTAATACCTGCATACGTCTCATAATCTGAGTGACTCCGAACTTTACCAAGACCATACTCACCGAGGTCAATATTATTATCTTCCTCTTGCAACATATGACGAAGACGACGCTTTGATGCAATATCCATATCATGCCAAGTGCTATGCACGACACCAGCTTTAACGTTTGTCTCAGTAAAGTCATCCCAATGCTTTACTCTACCTTGGCGAGTGTACTCATGCCATACAACCGTGTAATGTGGATGAAACAAATCATATCCAAGCGTATAGCTTCTAATGCTTAGACTGATTTCATCGCCAGCAAAATAGATATTTGGATCATATTTGTACTCCTGACAATGAATGCCGAGCGTGAAGTAGAAATGGCCTGATACAAATCGCGCATTGATTGGCTTAGTTAAAGCTTCATAGTTTTCAATTGCGTGCGGAAAAAATAGAATTGTCCCAGTAGGAGTAAAACGCCCTGGAATCATCTTATAAGGATTAGTATTAAGAATCTTACCAGGACCATCTTTCTCTGGCTCATACATACCCGCGTAGGCTGTAATGATAGGTTTTGGAGAGCCTGTAAGCTCCATCATCTTAATAAGATGCTCATCCCAGTCTTGAAGAAAGCGATGGTGGCTATCAAGCTGCATCGTATACTTCTCTCCAAGCCAAAGCTTTTGAATTAAGCTCCGCGCCCAACATAATCCTCTACTCTCTTGCCAAGGAATATTAATTACTCTTACTCGCTTATCAGTAGCAAACTCTTTAAGAGACTCAGTCTCATCATTTTGCCAACAAATACCAAACGCCAATCGTTCTGGATGCTTTGCTTTAGCGATACAATCGCGCATAGTAGGAACCAACTCCGGGTCCCGATAACTGGCGATTTGTACATAAATCTTATCCATTACTCTTGAAGTGCTTGATGAGAACTAATATCAACTTGATAGTCTGCTTCTGAAATCTTCAGAGGCTCAGGCTCTTTATTTTTTGGTTGCTTAATCTTTTTTACCTTTATTGGCTTAATAGCTTTATTCGATTTCAAAATGCGTGTCTGTGTAATTCTGGTCATCCCTTATTGTAATTGATGACTCTTAATTTTCAACTAGTTCGGTGTATTTAATTTTGCGGCCTTTAGTATTGCTCATTTCTTCAAATCCATACTCATCGACTTTAACACCAGGACCTGGCTTATATGTTTTTGCTATGCCTTCATAGAGCGTTCCATTTGGTACACCAATAGAGAATTGAAGTGTGCTGCAGAACATAAATTCATCAGCATAGTTTATATCTTCTTTAGTGATGCTATCAGGAAGTTCTCCATCTGGGAGCGCCTCCTTATACCATTTTTTTGCAAAAAAATCATAAACGGCTTCGATGCTACCATCGAATTCGCCTAGATATTCGCCTTTAACATATCCATCTGGAGTATAAATTACTTTGCGTACTTTAATCATGTGTAGACAACAGTTGTATCTGGACCATCTGACCACTTAAGTTTTTTGGTTCCAACGTTCATCGTCGTGGAATCTTTCCTATTATCAATAGCAGGTAATGATGCAACCTTTTCCCCTGTTGCAACTACCGTACCATTCCAAGTTTTTCCAACTGGTAATGGGTTCTTTCTCGGTCTTCCGCGCGGCATCTACTATTTGACCTTTTTCTCTCTAATCCAATCGCCTTGAAGCAAAGCATGAGCACTGTGTGCAAGCTTATCAATTGTTTTTTTGCCAACCTCTTTAATGACTGGCGCAAGTTTTACTGGCGGTGGTGGAGCTGGTGCTTGATATTGCTCTTTCCATATTTTGTTAACTATGACATCCGCCGCTATATCTTCTAAAGCTGATTTAGGTTTAGTTGCTTTAGACTGTTTACCAACTTCACACAACACAGCACTGTTGCTAAGCTCTAATATGGCTTCGTTATATGAAATACTACCTTTCGATTGAGCTGGGATCTCAAAGACACCGCCTTTTGAAGTTAGGCCAGCGCAGGTACCGGTAAAAATTCCTTCTTTGAGCGATAGAAAATATTTCTTACCAACGATAAGCTCTGCAGTATTCATAGTTCCGGATGTTGAAACTGTATATATGAAACATAATCACTCATGACATTTTAACAGACCCTTTGAGAATGTTTTCTGCAGGCTTGTCATTGCTATTCGCTGTTCTGAAATTTACTGGACGAATATCATCCACGAAAAAATTTGCAATTGAGCGGATATCTTCTTTTGAAATTGCACCACCGCGAATATCGCGATTATAATCATTAAGCTGTTGAGTGGTTCTCTTAATGCGTTTTCTATACTCAGGGGAGCGCATCTTTTTGAGGTAATCTAATCGTGCAGCGTCAGGTTTCTTGTTAATCATAAAATATGCTCCGTTTTTATTGCCCTGGTCAGCGCGGACAAGTTGTCTGAATCTAGTTTTTGTGATAGACCAGAATTACCTATTGCTAGATAATGTATATTTTATAGATGTTCCTTTTTGGCTAGTAAAGGACGTCCAGGTCTTTCTCATCTAAGACATATACACCACCGTATTTATCAATGAATTGAGCCTTCTTTTTAAAGTTAGCAATTGATACTTCACCAATCAAGTAAACGTTAGATGGGTTTAATTTATGCACATAACCAAGAACATATTTCGATACATTCTCATTTATCTTTTTTACCTTCAACTGCTTATTGTTTCCACCCCACGTAACTGTCTTAACTTGAGCACCATCAACAAAGTCAACACCACCATCGCCTTTGTTTTTTATCACATCGAAGTTAACATCAAGTCCATTTCTCTTTGCGTATGCAATTTCACCTAGAGTACCAATAAAGAAGTTCTCAGTGCGGTCTATATCACTATACATCTTTTTTGCAGCTACTGCTTTGGCAAACTCTTCAGCTTTCTGTAGCTCTTCTTCAGAGAGCTCAGCACTGAACATCCTTATCCTCCCAAAGTATTGTACCTTTTGTTGGGTGCTCTAGCCTATTAACCTCTATCTCTTTGCGATTACCATCTTTGCCAGTGTAAGAGCCTTTTATCTTATCTTTGCGAAAGATGTTATCCCAATTATCATTCCACTTACTTCTATCGAACGGTCTACGTTTTGAACCTTTTGACATGCAATCATTATAGATTGCATGAAGGTTAAATCAACTAACTCTTATTTATTTTGCACAATACGAATATTGCCGCTCAGTTGGATTTTATTGCCGTTATTTAGCGTCACAGTTATCCATCCATCAGATTCTTTTTTGATTTCAGTTGCTCCATATGTTTGTTTACCGCTATTGATATATTGCGTTACAATATAGTTACTATTTTCATGCTGTGATTTAGCATTTTTAGCATCAGTGTTAATAGCCCATGCAACGGCGCACATAAAAAGGAAAACTATAACGAATAGACCCAATATTAAAAAACTTTCACTGTTGATATATGCTGTATTTTTATCCATTTGTAAGTTTGAGTTCTTTGAGTTGTTTTTTGTTGAGCTGCTTCTTCCAATAAACTGTAGGTTGTTCTTTTGAGGTGGCAAACGAAGACCGGCGATATGTAGACTTCGTAAAGTGTCCCCAAATCTTGTACCAGATACCATCAATTTTTTTATATCCGGTCACGTAGGAATCAATACTTTCTTTAAAAGTAAAACCGCTGAGCTTATAATCGTCGGTTTTTTCTTTGCTGCGTGTTAACTCAACATACTCTACAGGCTCTTCAACTTTGGCGATTTTAGCCACTTTATACTTCTTGATGATGTTAGTTTTAGGATCAACGTAAATATCCCCATCATGCAATTCATGAAACCACCACGACACGCTATAAATCTTGCCTTCTTGCTCAACAAGGCTTTGCTTCATATCACGCACAGCCCATTTTCGAATCTCAGTGCGAATAGTTTGTGTTGGTTTAAAAACTTTGCAGAACTCGCTGTACGCGGCATCCCAATTAGAGCCAATTTTCGTTTCGAGCCAACGTTGAATCGGCTGGCTAGTCCAAGCAGAATGTTTACGCTCGTAACCAAGCTTCTTATGCATACCCTCAAAGGTTGGCTGTTCTTCAAGAGGCAGTTTTTTATACGGGTTATGCTTCTCAGCATATGCATCCATATTGCGACCACGGCTTTTGCCGGCCTCCATTACGACTTTATCCATGTCAATTCTCATAATTTATTATGCTGAAGTTCCATTAGTTAGATGGTAGGGCTAGAGGGAATTATGCTGAAGTTCCTGAGAGTTGAAATAAAATTGATCCAAAGAATTTCTCAAGTTTTTGGATATTAAATGCAAGACTATAATGCATTTCTATGATTGTCCATCCAGCTTGCTCAAGCAATGAGTGACGTTCTACGTAATAAGGTTTTAGCGATCCATCTCGCTCATAGTGTTGAGTTCCATTCACCTCGATAGCTGTTTTACTTTGAGGAAATGCTATATCTAATCGAAAATGTCTATTTGTCTCAGGCACTGTTTGCTCACACACAAACGATAAGTTTTTAGATCTAAGCCACTCTTTGACTCTCTCACATGGCACACTTTTTTGTTGTTGAAGTCTTTTCCAGTAATCTGGGTTTTGCTTTATATAATTAGTTCTAAAGCTGGACAGCTTTGCACGCGTTTCCTTTGAAGGTGGTTTCGGAGGCGGTGTCAATCCAATAGCTCGGCGTCCTCTACACGTCTTCCCACTTGTTCGGCTTTTGAAAAGCCCAAGCTTTATTGCTTTTGATAAGGAATGCGTGGTCATACCAAATTTACGGCAAGTTTCCATAAATGTTGGGATGCATTCACTATCGAAATATTTTTGAACTTCTGGCCAATCGTATCTGTCTTTTAGATTAGAGCGCGTATATTGTCTCATACACAAGCTATTTAATCTACCGATTGGTAGTCCTACTCCGACTCGAACGGAGACACGTCCCTAATCTAGGGCTCACGGTTTATAAAACCGTCGATGCTAACCATTACATCATAGGACCATCTCAATTATTTATTCCGGTATTGTATTATGTCTATATAAAAACTTCTAAACAATGATGACCACTCACCCTGAATACTGTCAGAAAATTCAATCTTGGCTAAATCAATCTGAGGAAATTTGCAGTATGGTAAATCGCTAGATCTATATGTAGCGCGACCAGTAACAGTTTCATGCACAGTAACACTTGAGCAGTGACAATCATATCAGAGATTACAAAATCTAGAATGAAAGGCAATACTAACGCTGCTGGTAATAAAGGCAAGCCTTGGTCTAAAGCTAGGCGATCTGCTTACATTTTATCAAAATTAGCATAAAATGTAAGATCTTTGAATCTCTAAAATGAAGAGTGAGATATTGAATTCTGAAAATACCTTAAGAGCGTTAAGGGATTCAATGGGATTCCATTGAATTACCCTTGTGCAACAGTTGAGTCTGGAATATTTGCTTTCGCAACATCATCGATGTGGAGACAATCACTTAGAGTAACGTATTGTGCATTATATGGCTCGGGGATAACGCGACCGTTACAGGTTGTGGATCCTGCAGTTACTTCAACTAAGACACCGCCAAACGTTTTACCGTTATTAAGAACAACGACGCGATCACCAATTTTTGCTGGGCGAGAATTTTTAAAATGCATATACCGTATAATATTCTATTTCCTTTACAAATCAAGTATAGTTCTCAGTCTCACTAGAATCGCTATGCGATTAGGATCTCTCATTTTGTATTATATGAACTACACTCTCCTTCGGCCCGCAGTTCGCAAGGTGTTACTAAATCATACTTACCAAGCATATTGAGCTTGAAGTCAAACCTCTGACAATTATGTGGATTCTTTAGGCGATGAAAATGCTCAGGCGTCCAATGAAACCAGCGCATAAGCAGCACTCGAAGTGTAAAGCCGTGTGTCACGATAAGCACATTGCTTGGAAAGTCTGGCTTTTCAAAGTCTCTATAAAGCGTATCTAAAAAGCTTGAACACCGGACGTAGACATCACATCCAGATTCACCATCAGGAATACGATAATAGAACGGGCCGTAAGCAATGCGCTGTGGATCAATTGCATTATACTCTTCAGCGGAGAGTAGATTGCCGTAGTCTTGCTCACGCAAACGAGGGTCTTCATAAACAAAATTAACTCGTGTGCCCATGTTGTTTACCTGGTAAAGGCCTTGGTGAATTCCTTCCCACGTTTGCCTGGTGCGTCTATAAGCGGAGACATAAACACCTAACCCATGTGAACCAATCTCTTTGGCAAGAAGATTTCCAGCTGCGATAGCTTGCTTATGGCCATGTTCTGTAAGCTCAACTTTCCAATCCGGTACAGTCTCATGAAGTTTACGATTGACGTTGCTCTGCGACTCTGCGTGTCTGATAATGTAAATGTTTTGAGGTTTCATGGCAATTGATTTGTCATCTTTGCAATAAAGTAAAGCGGTACCAATACGCACATTAGAGCAAAAGTAATTTCAACAGTTGCTACAAAAATTAGACCCCATATTTCGATGAAAGTATCAATTCGGTCGATAATAAGGCTGGTTAGGAATCTTTCAAGTTTCTTCATTTTTAAATTTAACGGGTTCATACTCTCTGCTCTTATAACTTTCATCATTAGCTGCAAACTCAATATTAAGAGTCTTGTACCAATGCCCCGGAGTTGTATGAAGCGCGCCAGGTTTTCCTGTTACTTCACAGGTCATGCCAGCTGCAATTTCTGCATAATGCACAATGCCATCAATAAAGTTTGAAAAGCGATCGAGAATCTTACTGAGATCTGGATACTTTTTAGATTCTAGTAATTGAGTAATAGTGTCACTATATTCTAGATGAAAATAGAATCGAAGTGTGCCATATTTCTCTTTTACTTGATCAGCTACTACTTGCGGACACTCAACAGTAAAGCTATAATGTGGACCATCTTTCCATTGATACGGCTTAATACCCAATCTCTTTCCATCCTCTTCATCGAGGCTAATTGATGTGGAGTATGTGCGCGTCAATGCTTTGCATAGAGTATCAAGAATAGTATACCAACCATCACCGCACTCACATCCCCAGCACATGCAAGTTTCTTTCATGGATTTAGTAGCATCTTTAAAAATCTTTGGATAGTCGTTATACAGCTTATTTTGTAATTTTATATTCATGAGCAGATATTTTTAGAAAAGTTTTTAACACAAGACCGGGCACCGTTAGCTACGTGATACTTTTGCGTAGCTTGAAATGACTCTTTAGTGAGCACTTCAATTGATCCAGCCGTTTTGTATCCATAAATCATTCGACCAAACCTATTCTTTGAGGTCTCTCTCGGTTGAAATTCTGGATCTGGCAAAAGGCCTTGTGCTATAAGCTTTTTCTGTAAGTCTTCAGTCATTAGGCGAAAGCACCTTGCTTTTCGAGGCGACCAAGACAAATACGAATACCGAGCTTACGATCAAAGCGGTCAAGATCGCTGCAATTAGCTTGAGCAGTAAAATCAGCACCAAGCTTATTAGTAATATCAATAGTGGTGCAACCGCCTTTAGGATCGATGTATTGAAACATCTTTTCTTTCTTTGCAGCTTTTGTGACATTAATAAATCGCAGACTGTCGCTATCAAAAGGTCTTGCAAATCGCATATGCGATACTCGAACTTTAATACCTTCTTTGCGGAGTTGGTGGATTGTTTTCATCAATAATATTATAAAGATTTTCCAATTAAAACCCGGATGCGGTTAAAAACGGAATCAGTGTCTAGAGGATCGCGATGCAGCTGACCATTATCATCAAGCTCAATAATAGCTTGAAGTAATTCCATAGCATCTTTTCTTTGGATGCAGCATTTTCTAGGAACTTTGCGAGGTTCTCTGATAATTTTATCGTCGCTCAATCAACGCCCTTTCCTTCTCTAAATTTAATTATGTATGGGAATCTCGGTGAATTGTGGCTTCCAAGACCAAAATACTTCACCGTGGCCCACTTGCCAACATATGACTCTTTATTCTTCCAGATGTCTTTGAGAAATTTATGATTACCTTTGATGTTAGATCTGAATGTTTCATATCCTGGATTGTCCATCAGCATGGCGCCAACCATTCCAACCTTATTTCCATTACCTTCGATAACGTCGAGAATTTTATACTCAGCATCATCAAAATCTTTACGTTTGAGTAAATAGCTTGAACGTTTTTTCTCATATGGCTCATTAAAGCGAATCATAGAGCCTTCATATCCTTGATCTAGAAACTTGACGTGATAATTGTCGAGATCTGCTTCACTAAAGCATTCAAAGGTTGGAACAATAACAATTACATTGTCAATCGCTCCATCAGCTAAATTATCAGCAAGAAGCTTTGTGAGTTTTTCTTGTCGCTTAATAAATGTTAGCGTTGGGTCAATAATATCATAAATCCAATATTGGACCTTTTCAGCAGATTCTGCAAGATCATCTTTTGTTGGTTTTTTCTTCTTAACCAAGCTCATAATCTTATCAAAATCGTTCTTAAGCTTATGAGTATAGAGCTCTCCATCAGTTTCAAGCTCTGGAGCGGCTGCAAACACTGGAGCTAGCACGTCTATAATATGCGGCACTGTAATCCAAGGTTTACCATTACGAGAAAATGGGCCATTATCCGATTGTACATTTCTAGCACCATCCATTTTTGGCTGGACAAAAACTCTTCCACCGGCTTTAAGATATTTGAGAACTTCTTCGCGTCTATCTTTATAATTTTTAGCAAGCATTGGCTCTGTCCAAAAATCATTATCAATATCTTTAATATCTGGAAAGTATCCACTCTCTGTTTTACGTTGCCAGATTTGCTGCGCTTCAAAAAGTGCCTGGTCATCAGCGTCGCGTTCATTAGCTCTCCCCTCATTGGTAATAATTGCCGTGTATGGTTTA